TGTCGTGGAAACTTCATCGGGTGATGGTGTGGTTGCGCCTGCCGATACAGACATAGACAAAGCACTCACACAAGGCTCATCGGCAGTCGTTGGCAGTAGTGGTAGCCGTGCGGTGGTTCAGTATACGCTCGTGTTTGATGACAGCGACCAACAGCGTCGTTGGTATGACTTTGTGCGATGGCTGAAAGCGTCACCTGCGTATGACGGTGATACTACGGCTCAACGGATTCTGTCGTTTATTGACGCTCATAGCGAAATCTAACTGTGTAACACCCCTCCCGTAAGGTGGTTGGTAACTACTAGACCTACGAAAGTAGGAGAAAGCGAGAAACCGAAATGCTCGTCTGTCACACTTGCGGTCGTGAGGTTGCTCACGACGAGTGCGAAATCTTTTGCGATGTCGCACATAGTTGGCTCGGCTCAAAGTTTGATGCCAACATTCTTCCTGAGGGGGCACTCATTGTGTGCCATTCGTGTTGCGAACCTGACGAAGAATGAAACTGATAGGTGACTACGGGAACTAGCCACCCGTAGCCACCCGTAGACCTCAGTTCAGATTCGGGTTGTCGTTATCTTTCTTACTGCGAATCTCGGATAGGTGTGCGACAGCGTCACGCAAACCTTTCTCCTCAATGAGTTCTTTCATCGCCTCTACATAGTTGCGCCCCTCTGCGCTATCCAACTCCTCACGACAGTAGTTAGCGAACGACTTGAGTATGTCTATGCCTCGCCCCCCTATGCGTGCGAGTAACTCTAACCCGTGAGGTGTTTTCGGTGCGAACACTTCCTCAAACTTTGGTCGCCCTCTCTCATCGTACTTGTATGGTGTGAACTGTGTGAGTGAGTCACCTTCCCAAGTTATTGTTGAGATAGCGAAACCCTCAACGACATCGCTCAACGGATTCTCTTTGTAATCTTTCTCAAGGTCGCCATGCTCATACTTGCTGATGTCAAAGCGTTCTAGGTTGGTTCGCATAAACGCTTCAGTTATGAAGGTGAGGTTATGCCAATAGATGAGACCTGACTGTGCTATCTGATTCAGTATCTTAGGGAGACTCTCAATAGGGTTACCTTTGAGTGTGTTCTCTACACCTACGAAATCGTATTCGTAACCTAGCAACACCATTGAGTTTGTGTCTGCTACACCTCTCGCCTTGCGACATACTTCAGTCTTACGAAGTATCGCTATGTCACGAGCACGATTAGTTATCGTCTGACAGTTGTTGTGATAGTTGTTGCTCACTTGTGTACCTGCTAGTTGTTAGTTGTTGTTACTCTCACTAATAGTGTAATGAAGTAATGAGGTGATGTCAATAGGGTGAGATGAGATGGTATCTATCAGGTGATAGTAATAGTTACCCGTAGTCACCCGTAGCCTCTGCGACTCACTCAACGGCGATGACTATGCGACGACCGCACGATGACTATGCGATGCGATGACGATGCGATGACTATGCGATGACTATGCGATGAAACGATGACGATTCACTTGCGTCTATCCAAACGATACGCCTCACGCAACGCTTCACGCCTACTATCCCACTTAGACACACGACAATAACGATTACGAGTATCTACAACAAACCACTTACCTCTCTCCTCATAACAAGGTGAGATGTCGTAACGATAATCACAATAAACGGTCATACAACAAACAGCATACAACAAACTTAGTAAGATGTCAAGTCAAACGAAACAAACGAAACAAACGAAACAACACGAACACTTGTTCGCTACGAACACTTGTTCGCCACTAAACGAACACCTGTTCGCCCCCCTCCCTCAAACTAATAGACGGGACTGCGACCTGCGAGCACGGGCAGGGCGTCCTGGGCAGGTGTGCGCCAAATTTTTGGTGGTGTGTGTGGTGTTTATTTATTAGAGTTTGGGACTGTTGGGCTAGTGTTTGGGGGTGATGGTTCAGTGTGTGGTGTCTGTTGTGCCTCACGGTTTTGGGGGGTCGGTTGATGGGTGTGTGGATGGTGTGGTTGATGTGTTTTCTGATGTGTGGGAACGGTTGTCTGTGGATGGTGTGGTGTGGTTGGCGGTTGATGATGTTGTTGGGGATGACGGGGTTTTGGGTTTGCCGTGGCGGGTTGGTTTCGGTTTGCAGAAGTGGGGTTGGTGGTTGCGTCAGGATGTGGTGTTGGTGTCGGAGGGGGTTGTTGATGGTGAGGTAGTTCGGTTGCATCGGTATTTGTTTTTGTTGTCTAAGGGGCGCGACTATTTTTTTGATGGTTTGGCGATTTCCGAGCGTGCGAAAACGAAACCTGGGGCTACTTGGTTGGAGCGTAAGGCGGCGGGGGCTACGGCGGGGAATGTGATTGTTGATGATGGTAGGCGTAATGGGACGCAGAGGGTGGTGCACGGGAAAGGGGTTTCTTCTAATTTGACGCGTCAGGATGGTTTGCGTAATCGGCGGTCGGTGTGGTTTTTGGGTGGCGGTGGGGTTGGGTTGTCTGGTGATGTTGTGGATTTGTGTGTGAGGTCCGGTTCTCGGGTGGGGGATGTTGTGTGGGATGTGTTTGGGGTTGGTGACGTGGAGGGGGTTGCTGTTGGGTTGGGGCGGCGTTTCGTTTCAGGTTTTTAGGGTTGTGGTATTCTTGGTGTGTTATTCCCATCTAGTTACGCACCGAGGTGCGTAAGGAGGCAATGTAATGCTTGGTTACAAACAAACTCGTGGAATCGTCACTTTGTCAAGTGAAGAGGTTCTCTCTACTGGTACTGGCAAGGCTCGCATTCGTATGCCTTTCGCTGGTTCGATTATCAGTGTGACGGCGTCGGTGTTGTCGGCTCCTGCTGGTTCGTCGGCGATTCTTGATGTGAACAAGAACGGTACGACGATTTTCGGTACGCAGGCGAATCGTCCGACGATTGCCGCGGCTGGCGTTTCGGCGACTGCTGGTACGAACTCGGTGAAGACTTTCGCTGCTGGTGATGTCATCACGGTGGATGTGGACCAGGTTGGTTCGGGTACCGCTGGTACTGGTTTCACTGTCGCTATCGCTTACGACGGTAAGAAGAACGCGTAAGTTTTTCCGTACTGATTTCGGTACGGTTGCGCTTTTCACCTTGCTCTTCCCCCTATTCCTTTGTTGGGGGTTGAGCGAGGTGTTTTGCGTTTTGTGTTAAGTTTTGTGTATGCCTGAGTTGAATGCGAACACGCCTCCTGTTCACTGTCTTGTGCGAGGCAACTTTCTCAGAAATCAGTTAGATAGTCATGATGAGAAGTTTCCTGTGGTGATTTTTGGGGTGGCTTCTATTACTGACCGTGCACCTGTTTTCCATTTTTTGATGGAGGATGGTGGTGTGTGGTGGAGGGCGCCTGTTAGCGCGTTTTGTTTTAGTTATGAGAGTCCTGTTGTGGATATTCATGATTTGGTGATGTGGAATTGTTTTTCGCCGTATGTTTCGGTGACGATTTTTGAGCATATGCGTGGTAGGTCTATGACTTATGTTGACCGCCATAGGCGGGAGGTGAATGGTAAGTATATGTTTACGCTTGATTGGCATCATCCCGATAACAATATTCCTGATACGAATTATTCTCAGAATTCGGCTAATCATAAGTGTGGTCATGTGATTGAGCGTGATGATGGGAATATTGCTATTCAGCCGAATAATCGGATTCGTTTGTGGGACCCTTCGCATACCACGAAGAAGGGTCAGGTGTTGATTGAGCGTTTAGTGAGTGATGATATTTGGGGTGTTGAGGATGGGAATAAGTGGTTGACTTCTGACGATGATAAATATGATTATGGGGTTGATGTCGTTGAGTGACGACGTTTTAGATTTGTTGTAGTTCGTGTTCTTTTAGGACGAGGCGCGGTCCGTGTCCGTAGTCGGCTGACTGTGCGTTTGCGAAGAAATGTTCGCGTGTCGTTCCGCCAAGTATTTGGAATTTTGTGTTGGTGCCGATGTTTTCTAGTTGTGTGGACGGCTGGTCGCACCATACGACGAGGCATTGTTCGGTTTCGGGTTTCCACAGCCCATAGTTGCAGTGTTTTGGGTCGTTGATGATGAGCGTTTTGCGGGTTGAGGTTTTGATTTCTGTTGTTTTGCCGTTGATGGTGGTGTCGTGTCCGAGGTCTGCTCCGATGTAGATGTCCCAATCTACGGTGGTTCCGTAGTGGCGGGCGGTGATGACTTCTCCTGCTTTGCCCATCATGATGATGCCTTTGGGTGTCATGGTGGCTGTGTATTTGCGTTCGGTGACTTTGTGTTGGCGTTTGTTTTCGTAGCAGTCGTTTACCCATTTGCGTAGGTATATGACTTCTTTTGCGGTGAGGCGCATTATGGGGTATGTCACGGCTATTTATCGTATTCGGGGTTGAGCATCATGTCCAACACTTCGTGTTGTTCAAGGATGAAACCTTTGGCTGGGTTGTCGCTTTTGGGGGCGAAGTTTTGTTTGGTTTTTTCGCAGAATCGTTTGGGGTGTGCTCGCATGTATCGTTTAAGACGGTCTGTTTTTATCATTATAAATGCGCCGTCTAGGTGGTATTGGTAGACCCACCATTTTGCGGTGGTGATGTTGATGCCCGATTTTTTCCAACCTTCGTTGCGTGGATTTTGGTCGGTTTCTATGGCGATTCTGCCATTGCGATAGCGGTCTGTTTTTATTTCTATTGAGCCACTGTTGGCGTCATTTAGGAAATCGCGAATGATTTGTTCCCCGTGTTCTCCGTGTTGGAGGTCTTTCAGGAAGTTTGGTGGTATGTCGTATTCTCTCATTGTTGTTCCGTGTTCAGTCGGGCATCTTCAACATATCGGGGGTCTATGTCGTAGCCAATGTATCTGCGTCCGAGTCGTTTTGCTGTGGCGGTTGTTGTTCCGCTTCCGTTGAACGGGTCAAGCACGACATCGCCACTGATGGTCGTGAGAAGAATGCAGTTTTCTACAAGTTGTTGGGGAAATGGCGCAGGGTGAGTCGTTTGTTTTGGTGGTGCAATGTTCCACACCTCGGTTATGTAATCGGGATTTACATTTTCTCTGTGGGTGCGGGGTTTGTTTTTCGTCAACCAATACACATGTTCGGTGTTCGGCAGTAGATGGTCTTTGCGAATATTTGGACTGTTGTGTCTATTCCAAATTATGAGTTGGTAGATGATTGCGTTTGTTTTATGTATGAACTCGGTTGGCAGTCGTGCTTGGTTGTTGTATCGTCGCGGTTTGTGGTTAAAAAAAATTGAGCCGTCGCTTTTTATGACGCGAAGAAGTTGGTTGATTACCGCAATCATCCATTCTTGATATTCTTCCTCCTGCATATTGTCGTGGTATGAGTTGTAGTCAATGTTGTGTTTCTGCCAAATCTGATTGCTGTTTTGTGTTCTGCCTTCCTGTATGCCTTTTTTGTTGTAGGGGGGTGATGTGACGACCGTGTTGACGGATTCGTCTGGAAGTTTTCGCAGTTCACCGAGCGCTTCCGCGCACCTGATTATGTTGGTCTCAATATTTGGAGACGACATTTCGTCCTGTTTATTTTGTAACGAATGGGACTGTGTTGTCGTTACCGTTCAAGATGCTCTCCTCTTCCTGTTTCAATACTTTATTGCGGGCATGGATTGCCGAAGCGCTTTGACTGTTTCCGTGGGGATTCATGATGGTGAAACGCTTATCCAACTCTTTTATCATTTCAAATCCGTCCTGAGTAATCCGCCATTGAATACCGTTGGAATGGCGTTCAAGGAAACCCGACTTTGTGAGAGTGTTCGTATAGTGTTTTATTTTGTTTCGGTCGATGGTTTGTACTTGAAAGTCAAAGTACTCGGTTCTCGTGAACCACGCACCTTCTTTCATTCGTGTGCGCATGCGTGCGTAGCACAATACCATGTAGGAGCCGCGTCGTCCCCCCTTCGCCATGCCAGCGACCGTGTTGGCTTGCCTATCTAAATTTTGGGTGTTTATTTTGCGATTGCTCATGATGCTAGATTCTACGGTCATGGCACACCTTTCTGCTACCCAAATCATTTCGTCAGAGTTCAAGTTTTGGGACAAAAATCCCCCCGTTATGGGGGGTGTTTGGCAGGATGCTTCTGCTTGCGCGTTGGCGCATATTTACGATGTTGTGGACGAGATGCGGGATGCGGAGTATGACCCGCATTTGCCTGATTTGCGTAACACGATTGATGACGGTATCGGCTCATTTTTTGATGAGCCCATTTTTCCTGCTTTGCATCGTTTTGCTTTTTGGCGTGATTTGGGGGCGTTGGGTGTTGTTGTTTCACGAAAGTTTTGTGAGCGTCCGCTGAGGCAGATGTTTGTGCATGAGACGCTCGTGCGTAAGCAGACGGATTACGGTCATGACAATATTGCGCGGTTCGGTTCGCGTGGTTTGTTGGTGCGGATGCATGACAAGGTTGCTCGTTTGGAGAACATTGTTGCGAAGGGTGTTGACCCGAAGAACGAGTCGCTGTTTGATAATTTCATGGATGTGGTCGGCTATTCGGCGATTGGTTGTATGTGGGAGGCGGACGAGTTTTTGTTGCCGTTGGCTAATGCGAAAGCGTCCTGAGCATCGTAAGAAGCCTCAGCCCGAGGGGTTGCGGTTGGCGGGTTCGCATATTGTGCCGAAGGGGTTTAAGCCGTATGTGGTGCGTGACCCTAAGACGGAGCAGGATGTGGTGGATTTTTTGTCGTCTGCGGCTGAGGCTGGTGATGTTGATGCGGAGTTGTTGCTCGGTCTCCTGAAAGTAATGTCTTTAAATGATTTGATTGTTGAGGGTGCTATTCGTATTCAGCGGGGTTGATGCCTGTTTATTTTGTGGGGTGTCAGGCTCTGTAAAATTGGTGTGAGGAAAAATCTATGTTTGACGCTAATCAGGCTGTACACGACTTCTATCTCGTCATGTCCAACGCACAAGAAAAAAGCGAATCGCCGTATACAAACAACGCGTTGCGTGAACGCATCAAGGCTCGCGTGATGGCTGGCTCGGAAGGTGGGAGACCCGGTCAGTGGTCTGCCCGTAAAGCGCAACTTGTTGCCGCGAGATATCGGAAGGCTGGTGGCGGATACAAGAAAGGCAAACGCCCAAACAAGAAGCAGAGGTCGTTGAAAAAGTGGACTCGCGAGAAGTGGCGCACTTCTGATAGTAAGCCTGCTCTGCGTGGTGGAAAGATGCGCAGGTATCTGCCCGATAAGGTGTGGGGAAGGTTGTCGCCTGCTCAGCGTGCCGCTACGAATCGCAAAAAGATTCAAGGCGATAAGCGTGGACAGCAATTCGTTGCAAATACCGACACCGCCAAAGATAAGGCGAGAAGTTACAGAAAACGAAACAAATTTTAATGGAAGTCAATAAAAAATCTGCTCCACAAAAACAGGTAGTGGAAATAGTTAGGGTGGGGCAGTGGGGGCGTGTTGAGTATCAGCATATCCTTGAATGTGGGCATGTTGAGGTCCGTAAACGCCCTTCAAAAACGGACAAAATAGCGTGCGCATGGTGCGTTATTGCCACAGAAAAACAGCGAGAACTCCGCACCCTGACAGTTGTACCTTCTCCGATTACCGAAGAACCGTGGGACTTCTATGATGATGTTGCCGTTGATGAGATAAGGCTTGCGCAAACACGGTCAGCATTGGCACACGCTCTCGGATGCTCGCAGGAGAGCATAGAAATTGTGTCATCTGTTGACGAAAATGGGGACTTGACGGTGAACTACATGACTGTATTCCTTGACTACGGGCAGGCGCTGACAATAATCAAAAAATCGCAGAACATCGTTGACATCTGAATTGGTTCATGGTTATGCTTGGAGCCCATGAGCAAGAGCCTCCGCGCAAATCTCCCATTTGATTCATCCAAAGGCGCCTGCCGCGAACACGGCGTTCTTGTGTTTTATCCAATCGTGGAAAAACCGACAATGTCAACCAAGATGCGTGCGTTAATTCAGGAAGCAAAAAAGATTTGCTCTACATGCGAAGTTAGAGAGCCATGTCTCAAATATGCCTTAGAGAATGAGTCGCACGGAATTTGGGGTGGATTATCGGAAACCGAGCGACAGTATCGTAGATTGGAATTGGGTATTGTTTACAAACCGTGGGAAACGGGAAACGGTACCGAGGTGGAATCCACAAATGCGATTCGTGCCCGTCGTCGTTGGCGTGATGCTGAACGAAAACGACAAGAACGTGAACGCAAAGCAAAACAACGAGACAAACAAAACCCCAACCGAAAAAAGAGGCGTTCCAATGTGAAATCCGATGTGATAATCGGGGATGAAACGATTAAATCAGAATGACGCAACTCGCCTCTCCGACAGTTGAGTCGTTCTTAAACAAACTCAACGGTGTAAAGAAAACTGGCGCCGGTTGGCAGGCGCGTTGCCCGTGCCGCAATGATGACGAAAACCCATCTCTGTCTGTCGCGCAAGGAAACGACGGTCGCGTCCTCGTCACATGCCACCGTGGTAACGGTTGCGATGTGGTGCAAATTTGCACATCTCTCAGCATGAAAGTCACCGACCTTTATCCCCCACGCAAGGAGGAGCGGAAACTTTCTCTTGTTGCGACATATGACTACCGAAATGAAAAAGGCGAAGTTATCTATCAAAAACAACGATTCGTAGACCAATGGGGAAAGAAAACATTTAAGCAACGCAGACCCGACCCAAGCAATCCCAAAAAATGGATTTACTCGTTGGAGAATATAGACAAAACGCTATATCGTCTCCCCGAAATTATTCAGGCTCGTGAAAATAACGAAGTCATATGGCTCGTTGAAGGCGAAAAAGATGCAGACAATTTGGTCAAACTCGGCTGGTGCGCAACGACTCCGCCAAACGGCGCTGGCAAATGGCAAGATTCGTTTACCGAAATTCTTCGTGGGTGCGGAGTATTCATCATCGCCGATAATGATGCACCGGGTTGGGAGCATGCGAAAGACGTACAACGCCGATTACAAAAAGTTGGATGCACGGTTAGCACATTTGTGCCACCCAAACAATTTAAAGATGTTTCCGAACTATTGGCAAACGGGGGGAATCTTGAAGAACTAATTGATTTCAAAGATGCAGAGCCTCTTAGTTCGGAAGAACGAAAAGATGAAGAAAATGAAGAATCAGATGAACAGGCTTTATCGGATGCAACATCTTCACTTGAGTCCATAGCCTCGCAAATCACCAAAGTTTTGTTGCGCCAAGACCTTTCTGAAGATACGCGAATTTCTCGTGCGACGATGTTGCTCAATCAAATCAAAGGTGAGAATGACTACGACCGAGGGCGACTCATTAATTGGCAGGATTTTCTTGGTGAGTCAGCAGACGAGGAATTTGATTGGGTTATTGACAATCTGATTGAACGAGGCGAACGCATAATGGTGGTGGCAGCCGAGGGAGTCGGCAAAACCATGCTTGCGCGACAGGTAGCGATTTGTGCTTCCGCAGGTCTTCATCCGTTTAATTTTTCTCGTATCAAACCTATTCGCACCCTGACTATTGACCTTGAAAATCCAGAGCGTATTATCCGACGAACATCTACGAATATCATGAACGCGGCATTGCGTTACGGGCATGTAAAACATGTTGATGCACACATACTTATCAAGCCTGCTGGCGTGGATTTACTGAGGGCTGAAGACAGGGCAATCATTGAGGAGGCTGTGGAGAGAATCAAACCAGACCTTCTTTTTGTTGGACCTTTATATAAATCATTCGTAGACCCGGGCGGGCGAACATCAGAGGCTGTTGCCGTTCAGGTAGCAAAGTTCTTTGACATGATTCGCGACTACCACGAGTGTGCATTGTGGTTGGAGCACCATGCGCCTTTAGGCTCGTCAATGAGCACGAGGGATTTGCGTCCGTTCGGGTCTGCTGTTTGGTCGCGGTGGCCGGAATTCGGTCTTTCGCTACATCCTGACCCAACAATTGTTGGGGAATATGTTTACGATGTGCGACATTTCCGTGGTGCGCGAGATGAACGACCATTCCCGACTAAACTTAGAAGGGGTAAAGTATTTCCGTTTGAATTAGTTGATGTGAGAGACCAAATATGACAGAAAAAGGTTTGACTCGTGAGTTCCTAGCCGAAAGGGATGTACGCATATTCAAAATGCGTCAAGCGGGTATCACCACCGCGGAAATCTCAAGAAGGTTTGGCATGACCAACAACGCTGTCAGTTCGTCTATACGGCGACAATTGGGCAGGTTGAGCCAAGAAGCGCTTTTGGCATATCCGGAGGTCTTACAGATGGAACTGGAGCGTCTGGACGCCCTTCAGAGCGCAGTGTGGCCGCTAACGCAACACAGAAAGGTCAAGTTGGATGATGGCACCGAGGTGTCTGTTGAGCCCGACATCAAAGCGGTGTCAACTATTTTGTCAATTATTGACAGGCGTGCTCGTTTGCTGGGAATGGAGCAGAACAATTTGAATGTTCGTATGGATGTTCACGACTCCACGCAAAATCAGTTGCGGGCTGTTTTGGCTGGTGCTCCCGGTACGCAAGTTTCTGAGAAGTTTGACGCTGAGGCTGAAGCAAAGAAATTGCTTGCGATTATGCGTGATTCTGGCGTGATTGAGGAGACGACGGTGAATAAGTTGTTGGGCGATTTCCCTGCGTTGACCGAAGGTGGGGAAGACGATGAAGAGAAGAACAAAACTCAGTCACAATGACGGGGTGGGTTGAAACCACACACTCCCCCTTATCGGGAAGTTGTTCTTTTACCATCAATCTCATCAACCATCTATCTGTTCCGTCATAGCGAGGCTGAAAAGGTTTCCTGCCGTGGGCAACCTGATGATTGTCAATAATAAGAACATCACCATATTCAAGAACAATTTCTTTTATATTCTCGTCAACCAATTTCTTGAAACATTCCAAAGCGGAACTTGCAACTTCGGTTTTTCCCCTCATCAGGTCTTCGTCAAAAACGAACTTAAACTTTTTGTGTCTGAAATTAATGACCGGCACCAACCATTCGTCGTATTGTTCTTTGTCTTCCTTGAAAGACAAATCAGGTTGGATATAAAATTGGGGGCGCATCAACTCGTACATCAATCCGACATCTATATTTCTTAAGATGTCCCCAAAATTCACGTATGTGGTTGGAGCACTCTTATCTCCGCGTAAACACATTAAAATAAGAACATCTGGCTTGTGCGGATGAAATGCTGTTTCTGTGTGCATTTTCAGCAATGCTTTGGAAGATGAAGAAATTTGTGCGAATTCCGTTTTGGGATTGGGAAGTATGTGTTGAATCAGGCGACCGTTCTGCTCCTGTTTGTAGGCGACAGGGAAACCATAATGAGCGCCGAACTTCAACAACAAATCGGATGCCTGTTTTACGATGTCATCGCTCATCGGTGGTACTAGCGGAGTCGCAGGAATCTGACCTATCTCAACGCCTTTGATTAGCGTTAGGGGTTCATTCGGTTGAATCGCCATCCCGTTTGCCTTCTCTGCGTTTTCGTTTCGGCGCAAGGTCGTGAGTTCTGAGTGGATGACCGTACGGCAAGCGGGTTCTCCGTTTCCCTGCCTTGGTTCCCGGCACTATCTCATACTCTTTTGTTAAGTAATTGAAGCGTGTTCGTTGTTGTGCCCCACGAGAAACTTTCTTATTTTTCTTTCCCATTACCTATTGTCTCCATCTCCACTTAAAGTATTTGACTGTTTACGCTTTAGAAGTTTTTCAATGTTGTCTCGGGCGACTAGACCCATATTCATATCAACTGCAGAACACAGTTGGGCAACATACCACAGAACATCGCCTATCTCCGCCGCTAAAGCCTGTTTCATTTCAACTGTTAATTTTGAATCGTGGTCACGAATAATTTTCTTCACTTTGCCTGCCACTTCACCTGCTTCCGACACAAGACCAAGCGAGAGATACTCCAACATTTTTTCTTTTGGGTAAATAGCAGTTTGACTTGTTCTCCATTGATAGTTCGCAAAATCCATTTCGTGCACCTTCATAAATCATCTCTGTAGAATATTTCAAAACCCAAATCTATGATTCCGTCCGCAAGGGTTGCGTAAAATGATTCTTTGTATTCATCGGGTTGATTTGAGCCGACATCCAATTTTAATGCAGCGTTTAGTGTCGCTGCATATGCTAGGTCTCTCAATACATTAAGAGCAGAGTACCGTAAAGCCTTTCCGAACTCAACCACACGACCGACTTTGATTGAGTAGGGAACTGATACAAATACGGGTTCTTCACCAAAATGCGTGAAAGATATACATTCCGAAACAGGCGAATTCGGTTTTGCAAAAAGGCTTGCCAAATCTTGGTCTTTTGTTTCAGATGGCTTCAAAGAACAATATCCTTCGGCAACAAATGTAAACGAATCGACACCCCAACCTTGTCGTTTTATGCATGCTGCTCGCGTCAATTTTTCCAAACGCTCATTTCGGCTTATCTGATGTGTCTTCATGAGTTGCATTATTGATACGAGTTTGTCCTGTTTCCAACTAAACAAATTTATGTTTATATCTTGACCGATTCCTTCCTCGTCAACGGTTTGTTGCTTGGCTATTTTCGTCGCTTCAACAGCAAGGGCTAGTTTGTCCAAGTCTGTTTCGTAGGAGCCGGTTTCCATCTAGTCCAAAATACCCTATATTTATTGGTCATAAAAGAACTAGGGTGTTTCATTTTAGGTAGCCCGAATGTAGTAGTTTGCTGTCATGGCACAAAAGAAGAAATCAACCCCACAGAAGAAGAAGTCACCAGCAAAAAAGAAGGCTACTCCTAAAAAGAACCCTTCCAAGGCTGTTGTCAAATCCAATACCGCAGAAGCGGTAAAGGACGCCACTCAATCCGTGGCGGCGGCAGTGACTGAAGACATCAGTGCAGCGGAAAAGTATGTTCAGGATGTTCTGAATCCTGTCATTGTTTACGCGAACGACCTGAAGTCCAAGTCGCTTCGTAAGCGTGTACTTGCGTGGTTCAAAAACTCTAAGTAGGCTTTCCCCCCATGGGGGATGAAACCACAATGACCGACCATCAGCAGGACGACGCTGCTCAGGAACAGCCTTTTGTTTTCAACCCAAAAATTCTTTTGGGTGATGTCCGAGAATCTTTGAAAAGTATCCCCGATGGGTCAATTCATTGCGTAGTCACATCTCCTCCTTATTGGGGTTTGCGTGACTATGGCACAGGCAAATGGGAGGGCGGAGACCCTAATTGTTCGCACAAACGCGATAGTAAACAAAGCGACAAAACATCCACTGGTCAAAGAAATTTAGAAGGCGCAATCGGGGACGGTATTTACAAATCCTATTGCCGTAGGTGTGGAGCAATCAGGATTGATAACCAACTTGGATTAGAACCAACATTTGATTCATATGTAGAAGACATGGTTGGTGTGTTCCGCGAAGTGCGACGCATCCTTCGCGATGATGGCACTCTGTGGCTCAATTTGGGTGACTCGTATGCGGGAAGCAACGGTAACGGATGGAAACAAACGATTGCGTCCACAAACGCTTCCAATGCTGGTGGCGAGAATGAGGACTTTCGTGCCCGCATCGGGCGTGATGACGGCTATCTAAAACCGAAAGATTTGGTCGGCATCCCGTGGCGTGTCGCTTTAGCGTTACAGCAGGACGGATGGTTTCTGCGACAGGACATCATTTGGCATAAACCGAATCCGATGCCCGAATCGGTAACAGACAGATGCACCAAGGCACACGAGTACATCTTCCTCCTAACAAAAAAGAGTCAATACTTCTTTGATTCCGAAGCAATCAAGGAGCCCGCAAAATATCCGCACGACAACAGGGGCGCTAGGGCTGACAGCCGCAAAGAAGCAGGAATCTCCAATGCGATGCACGGGATGACGGGTGCGTTCAAAAACAAGCGGTCGGTGTGGACAATAAACACAAAACCCTATAAGGAAGCACATTTCGCAGTATTCCCAACAGACCTAGTGGAACCGTGCATCAAAGCAGGCACAAGTGAACAGGGATGCTGTTCGTTGTGTGGTGCGCCTCGGGAAAGAGTATTGGAAAAGAAACCCGTCAATCAGGATGAACTTGTTGAAGAAGCAGTTATCACTGAAACACAGACTGTCGGATGGGCTAAAACATGCAAATGCGAAACTGACGAAACGGTGCCGTGCACAGTTCTTGACACATTCTTCGGTTCGGGAACAACTGGTGTTGTTGCGTTGCGTCTTGGGCGCGACTATCTCGGCTGTGAACTTAATTCAGAATATGCGAAAATAGCGACAAAGCGTTTAGCGGACGAAGAAGAAGAAATCAGAAAAGAAAAAGAAACGGAACAACTTAGCCTTTTTGAGTGAGTGATTCAGGTATCCGAATAGATATCTCTATTCTTTCTGCAAGCCTTTGAAGCAATGCGACAGCCTCGTGCGTCGCATGGTTCTCGCACCATTCACTCGGGTCTTTAGCCAAAGCAGATTCAACATACTCGTACGCAACATGTACTTTCCCTTGGTTAACTGGTGGGACACCGCATTCTTCTACCTCCAATAAACCTTCTGCTAGTTTGCGTTCTGACGCTCCGCACGCAAGAAGAATCCCGCCCATGATGTCAATTTTGTGGGTGTACGGGTCGTAGACGAGACTATTGGACAGACCGCGTCGCGAGATTGCTTCAGCAGCCCTATAGTAAATCTCGTGTACCCGTGCGTCTTTGAGCACTGAAATAGTTGTCACCGAATTGGGCAAGCCCCTGATGCGCAAGCATCAATGTCCAAGTCGTCACCCGAAATCGGCGTCAAGGCAACAGACATGTCAATCTTCTTAAACATGGCGCCGTATTCCTCTTCACTGATTTCTTCGTACGGTGGCAACGGGAAGTTGTGGTCGCTGTGAAGCAAGAACGATACCGATTTGATGTTCTCGTCGTAGTTCTTTGACAGCCATTCTTTGATGGAGTCAAGTTCTTCCTTACGGTAATAAACGGTTACCGAAACAGCGTTGTCTGCCCAAACTTTCTGCATTTTGGCTACCCATTCCAATTGCTCTATTGCGGTCATGTTCTTCGCGAGAACCGCACCCTCAGGCGACTTGCATGGGAACTCCACCACATACTTCGTGTGGTCTTCCCGTCCATCCAAACCAATGTCCCAAACAACCTTGTGTCCACGCTTGCGGAGCGAGTCCACGAGCCCATCGGCGGCTCCGAATCGTACGCGACGGATGTAGAACGGCGCGAAAGCAGGGTGAATGCCAGGTGTGACACCTGGGAGTAGCGAAAGCGTCCCCGATGGTTGGACAGTGGTCAAACGCACAGATTTCGGCAAGTTCTTGCTCTGTGAATACTTTTCGTCAAAATCAGCGAGCACCTCATAGGCGCGAGACAGCCAGCCTATTTGTTCTTCGGTGCACTGCAAGATGCCGGTGATGCTCTGCCCAAGTCGCGCATTCTTGCGGACAATATCGGTGGTCTTTTGGTACGGATATTCAAGGCGGGTAATCTGCTTTTGAAGCATGTAGAGAAGACGCGAAATTTCGTGAAATTCTTTTTCGCTGCGGACATTCGGCAAGAAAATCGTGGCTAGGTTGCATGACTCTCCGTCACTGAGACCGATTTCTGCGCACGGGTTGAAACCTTCCACTGTCGTGTCTACTTTTGCTTCTCCTGTGCGACCGTACTTGCGTGCAAGGCGACGGTTTACGAGACCGTATGGCTCTCCGTTGCCCGTGTAGCCCTTCCATAGTTCGGGCATGATGTGGTCGTAATAGTCCGCGTAAATGCTGTTGTTGCTGTTGGCTCGCCAAGCAGGAATCTCGCCCGATGCCCAATTCTTGGCTCGTAGGAACAAAACATCGTCGGGGTCTCCGATTGCGATTTGTGCCGAGCGGCGAGACGAGCCAGAGACGACGATACGACCGATGATGTTGCAGATGTCCAACACATCAATGGAGCGGAGTTTCTTCCCTTCTCGTGCTTGGAACAGTTCGCTGATGTCCTTGATTCCTTCCACTAGGGCACCGGGTCCGCTTGCTGTGCCACCGAATGTCTTGAGCGGTGCACCGAACTCTCGGATAAGAATCGTTGAATACGAGAACGACTTACCTGTGTCAAAGAATGATTTAAGCACGCTGTGCAGGAGGCGGCGCCACCCCTGTCGTGAGTCGGGGACGATGATGTCGGCATCGTTGGTGCGCTCATGCGTGATTTTTACGCCCGCTTTGACCTTGGGGAGGTCGTGAATCTTGGAGCGTTCCACAGAGAAACCGACTCCGCCTCCGAGCATCAGGTAGTCAAACAGGAGTTCAAAGTCTTCAACTTTTTCAATGTTCGTGAAATAGCAGTTGTTCAGCGATGATGCGTTGAATTTCTTGATGAGCGGTGTGCCGAGTTGCCATAGTGCGCGACCCGAGAATGAACAGCGAAGGTTGTAGACATGGTCAAAGATGGCTTCTGTTTCTTTCTGCGTCCATGGAACATTGATGTCTAGGGCACCGTTGACGCATCGCGAAACTGTTTCAATCCATGTTTCGTTGCGGTCTACGCCTTCAATCGGGCGAGAGTATGTTCGCAGGTAGACGATTTCCCCAAGTCCACTGAAACCCCACGGCGGTGTAATGTGTCGGTACTTCTCAAGAAATTCGGGAGTCAGGGAAACGTCTTTCATAACGCAACTTTCGGATTTGGGTTGTTCGGGGAAAGAAACATTGTACCCCACCGAAGTGTTTCAGTAAAGCCGATTTGAGTGTTATTCGTTCAACAATCCGTGTTCTCGTGCTTGTGCAACAGTTATCATTTGCCCTTTGTGAAACTTAATCACTTTTATCTTTACATTTCCGTACATGATTCGTTCTTCAAGTATGTCTTCTTCTAACATAATCTTTGTTTGTTTGTCCAAAGACGGAAACAATCCCGTTCCTATCGGGTTTTGGATGGGTGATTCTTGTTGATGGGGCTTGCAGTCACCTGTCGGGTGACCACAAACAGGGCACGGCATGCGGTCAGCCCTAATAATACGGTAGTCACCGTACAAGTATTCATCACTCATACAGCAATAATAGTTGAAATAAGTGGTTTAGGATACACGCCTTGCATCGGGTGGTATTTCACCTGAAACTAAATATTCTTTCATTTGTTCTTCGGTCAGAGAAAACATATGATGTGAAAAATCCATGTTGCGGATATCTTCCTCAAGAGCCTCGCGTATGGATTCGTCAGCGCTAATTTGTTTGAAAGTAAGTAAAGTTCTACCGTCAAACCACCTATCGTCAAGGTCGTAGTCGTACCCGTCTGCTTCCCCTTTATGATTATGGGGATTTGTTACAAGCACATCTCCCACGAGATTCATGTTAAACAAAAGGCTTGCCACAGGGTTGACCGAAAGTCCCAAAAGAAGACCCCTGTCATGGAGATAGCCTCTTATGCGCTTTTCTGGGTCATGTACGCAATCAAATGCGTCCCCATCAGCAACGAGTTGAGACACGGTGACATGCGCATTCTTTTCGGGTAGGTCAACCCTTCGGTGCGTTCCGTCGGTCCGGAGAAGTAAAGCCCTCGTCACGGGGTTATCGCTTTTTGTTGTTTACTGAGTACTTCTGCTTCTTCAGGATTTGGAATTCTTCCTCAAAGATGCGCTTGAATTCCTTGTTGTATTTGTTTTCAAGGACAAACCAAGCACGACGCTTAGCCTCCATGCGCTGACGGTTTTCAGCCTTGCGAGCCTCTATGCGTTGCTTTCGCTCAGCGTCGGGAAGTGGCTTACGCCCCCTACGGGAACCGACCTGCTCACGCAGTTTTGTGTATGTAGTTTCCATATTGTTTGATACCTCATTTGCTGTTTATAGGAATATCCGATGTTGGTAGACACCTTAACTGATACCTAGATATTTTGCAACCCCTTATGGGATACCCATAAATGTCAACCGTCACACAATTACAGGCTTGTAATTTGGTCTTTGGGGGGGTTGACAAACGCATTTCAAGACCGTACACTTATGGATATGAGTAATAGCACCAACACAACACAACGACAACTACTTCTTCCTACGGTTAGGAACCTAGAAGAGTCTCGGGCGATTTGTCACGAGTTTTCTTCCGTTCTTACCGCAGGTCCAAGAAAATCAGAGGTCAAGGATTTTAACCATCCTGACCACAAAATCGTGACATTTGACGATGTCGTGACACCCGATTGGGGTGATGCTCCAACTTTTGAGCATGTCCGAGAGATGATTGGGTGGGGTCACGGTAGAGAAAATCTACTTGTCCACTGTCATGCTGGCATAAGTCGCTCTACCGCTACGGCGTGGGGAATCGCAATCTCCAACGGATTCAATGAACACGACGCTTTCCACTTGCTGAAGCATAATCACCCCATTGTTTCGCGTCGCAATTGGTGGGGGAACGAACAAGACAAGACTTTGAGCGATGTATATAAGCGTTCATTCTCACCAAACGAACTCATCGTTGAGCACCTTGAACGATTGTTCGGGTTCAAGTCGGGTCGTTTACTTAAAATTCTGAACGCTTTCTTCCTAGGGGAATAATCCCATGGTTGCAACAAATCACGGCACATATAACGCCTATACGAATGGCAAGTGCAGGTGTGCGCTGTGCCGTAAGGCGGCTAGCGAATACATGAAAAAGTACCGACAAACCGAACACGGTTCGGGGTCGGCACGGTATTACGCTGTACTTCAGGCAAAACGGGCACAACTCGCGGCTCGGTGGGTAAAGAAAAACAGACCCGATGTTTGGGAAACAATTGCTTCAAAGGCGAACAAACAAATTGATAAAACTCGTTATGTTTCCGAATAGGCACGATACTGTAGATTTATATAACCGAGGGAAAAAGACCAATGACCGAGAAAGAATTTGAAAAATTCAAACAAGAGTTTGAAGACACAATCGCGACACTTAACGCTCGTCTTGATGTCGTGGAAACAAAACTGAACGACATCGGAAAACTGATGCGAGAGGTGCAGACGGGTGTCCGTCGCGTTGACCAAAAAACACATGTTGAGTGGAGCGGTCTTCGGGGTACGGTAGGTGACCTTCAGAAAAAGATTTCGGAAATCTCTGAACCGATTCGCAACATCACGCGCAATAACAAGGGATACAAAAAATGAGCGCACCTGACTTCAATGACATGGAAGAATGGATGATGTACGGCTATGAGCAGGGTTGGTGTGGTCCACCAGTATGCGCAATCCATGACGGTGTCCCAATGTCCGCAGGAGAAGAAGAGTCAGAAGACGAACCCTGCACCCACATCATTCGCTTGTACGAAGACCCCGATAATCGTGTAGCGGTAGAGTCAAATCACTCACCGTCATCATGGCGTGCAACCAACAGGGGTTGGGCTAAACGCGAAAACTGATTTACTTAGTTTTAAACTCTTCCCAAGTCTTATCACCAACACCAAAATACTCTCGCGCATAGCCCGCTTGGATAATGTCCGTGTTCAGGCAAGCCGTTTTGGGGTCATTCACTTTGTCTGACGAGAAGATGCGGGCAAGAATGCGACCATACTTGTCGTTTTTGTCGGGAATTGTGTTCACATAAACCCACTGATGGTTTGTAAGCCAATCAGAAGTGAATGATTTCGCTTTCAAACCGAGTTGTTTTTCCGCCGCATCTTTCGTTCGTGACTCGGGTGCATTCACACCATAAAGACGGACACGAATCTTGTGGTGGATATTGAATCCAAGGTCAATTATCAAATCAATAGTGTCGCCATCAATAACTTTTAGCGGTTTGGCACCGTACCAAAATCGTTCACTCATCTTTATCACCTAGGTCCTGTTTCATGATTGATGCATCTATTCGTCTGATACGGATATCGCTGATGTGGATATTCATTCTGTACCACAACGAAATTATGTAAAACCATAGACGAATAAACATTCGTCAATTATCTCACAAAATAAAGTTCTTCACTCGCTATTGCCATTGGAGCGTTTTTTGACTTCTTCATTTCCGCTGAAAGTTTGCAGAAACTGTTTGACCCATTCCCGTTTTTGCTCGGTGGTCATCGTCCAATAGTTTTTTGGAATGTTGCTATTTCGGAAGACGAAACGGTTCTTACTGTCAGCCATACATCACCCAACCACTATTATACGAAAAGAAAGTTGTTTAGAACCTGTCCTGTTGTTCTTGAAATAACGACCGCCAGAAATATGGTGAGAGCCGCCCATTTCATACAAATTGTCATCATCTGCTGTAATCATTCCCTCTATTTGTGAGCGCGACGAACCACGGAGACGCTTGGCAAGTTCGTCAGGCAATATTCCTGCCTTCTGTTTGGGAAAATCACCCCTCGCCAAAACAAAGGCGTTTTGCCCCCTTGTCTCCATTGCCAGAGCACCATGAACCGATTCGGGCATCATTGACTTGTGAGCCTGATACGCCGCCTCCTCCCCATGTCGGTCAAACCCACGCCCTGTGGCAAGATGTCCAAATACATCGTGAACAGCCCTAAATTTGTCGTTTGTGTCGTCATCCCAATATGGATGAGAACCAGTCACCGATGTTTTCATAACCTTCAGACGCTTGTTCTCAACAACATCTTTTCGCATTGAATGGAATCCGTCATAGGGGTCGTAGTCCACAAACTCTACGGTTATACCCATTTCTCTCAGCATTTCAAATTGACGCTCAACTTCTTCTTTGAGTTCGTCATACGCTTTCTTTGCTTTTTCATCAACCTCTGGCTGTAAGTCGTAATGGTCGGCAATTCGTTGTCTTTTCTCGGGCGCAACTGCCACAACATCACTGAAATCACCATTCAAATGTTTGGCAAACATTGGAATGGGCTCAGCCAATTGCATGGTCACATTCTCAGGACCAGTTCTATCCATATTCTTGGGTTCCACAATGGCGGGTTTGGCATTAGCGGCAGATGGTTTTCTCTTTGACCGCATCATTTCTACTATCGGGTCAAAGGTATACCAAGGAATCGTATCTGCCCCATCGCCATCGGTTGTCAAAAAAGCGTTGTCCCAGTCCTCTTTTTCGTTTGTTTCTTTAGCCCTCCACAACCTCTCAAGAAAAGCAATTGACTTTTGATTCTGCGCTTTACCCAACTCGTAAGCCCGTTCCCTGTTTTGTTCATTGTTCTCATAGATGTCAACAACATCAATATAAAACATCCCTTTCTCAACCCAAGCCCCAATCCCAACTTGCCTCGCACCCTCTAGCGGTTCGTCAAAAATTCTTTCCCCGTGATATTCCATCCATGCAATCACGCGGTCAATCGCATCCTCGCGAACCTCGCCATTTTCATCAAAAACCTTATCCATATCCACCGACATACCGTGCTTATTCCTGCCCACCGATATGCCTTGCTTAACATCCATTTTGAGATTTCTGTCTGCAGTGAAACCACCAGACTTTGCCTCAATTAGCCATTTGCGAACAACTTCCGATTTTTGTGGACTATCTTGTCTTAATTCAAATTTTTTTATACGAAAACTACGAAGACTGTCAATGGCATAACGAAGTGCGGTAACAAGGGGTGTTTTGTCCTCGTCACTACCCGGCATGGTGAACATTCCGTCACCATCTCCATCCTTGGGAAATTTGGGTTTTCCGCCAAGCGCAACACGTCGTATATTGCCGATGTTTAGTCCAAGAATTTTTATGCGAATTTCGTCAGACATCACAGTAATTATCCCATAAAAAGCGAAGCCCCCGCCTCAACCCAATGTTTCTGGGTCTTGGCGGGGGCGACGCTTTGAACGGCGTCAGCCGTTATCAGGCAGGTGCACCGTCAAACGTGACTTCGACGAACGCTTCCGGACGCTTGACAGCAAGCGCAAGGCGCTGCTCGGCAAGAATCACGATTGCGTTACGCACGAAGAAGTCTGCGTGCTGCTCGCTGATGCGGATGTTCGCCGTCTCGCGGTCGTAGATTTGCGCCGCGGTGCCGAATGCGCCGACAAGTGCGGTGCCTTCTGCGATTGCGGGTGTGTCCACAACAGGGATGCGCCACAGGCGAGGCTGACCACCAAGGGCGACCGACACAGCAACGAGGTACTGACCGTTGTCATCCTTGGACAGTTCAATGTCCTCCCAGTCGTTCGGGTGCATCACGACGCCCGTCGGCTCGTAGTACGCGAGGAACGAGAGCGTTGCCGCACGACGGATTGCATCCGCCTTGAGGTCGCCCACGCCACCTGCAGACCACGAGTAGGTCTGGATGCCGCTGGTGTTGAGAACACCTTCAAGGTTCTCGCCCGTTCCGTCACCGTTCAGAATCTGAGTGTCCTCAAGAAGACGCAGACCGTACATCAGTTCGTTGTCGATGATGCTACGGAGTTGCGGCTCATCGGCAAGAACATTGCGGTGAGCGGCTTCCCAGTGAGCCATCGTGCGAACCGGTGCCTGATGTCCAGTGAACTTCAGACCCGACTGCGGCTTGGCACCGAACACTGCGGGCGAACCCGAGCGCTCGGCGACCGCTGCCGCGTTGTTGGTCGGAGGCGTCATGCCAGCCGGTGAGGTGTAGCCGATTTGACGGAAGTACTCAATCACGGCAGCGTTGGTGGTGCGCTTCGGGAAGAGGTCGCGGACGCGACGGGTACGAGTCGGGGCAACGACCATCGGGTCGCGCTGGAACGTACCGAACTGCTCAACCGACGAAAGCGGCGACGCCGGACCCGTTGGCATACTCGTGAAGACATCCTTCACGTTGTACTCAAACGGGGCAGGCATGTTCGCGCCATTGCGACCTGACTTCAGGGACTTGAACTCTTCTGAAGCGAGAAACGCATCACCGATGCTCTTGATTTCACGCGAGGTCAGTTGCTGAACTGGTTGAGCGGCGGCGCTTGCGACCGACTCAGAGGCGGGCTGTGAAGCCCACTTCTCTGCATCGCGCATGCTCTCCATGCCTTCAATCAGGCTCTTGATTTCGCGGATGTCCGACATGTTGCGGTCGAACGCGCTCTTTTGTTCTGCAGAAACAACAACCGTGCCGTCTTCAACTTTGAAAGAGTCGGCGATGGTCTTGTTGTCTGTCATCTTTTCGCGAAGTGCGGTTTGCAGTTCGCGAAGGCGAATGTCATCAGACATTTGAATCCCTCCTGGGGAATGTGTTGGGTGGTTGTAATCGTTATACGACTTAGGTAAGCACCCAGTCACAGTAAACTATTCATCTACTGACAATACGAGAATAACATGTTTTGTTGTTATGGCTTGCAACTAAGAGAGTTTGTGTCGCCTGACAATACTCTGCGGACAACAACCATCAATAATCTTTACACCTTTTGTTCCATCGGTGAAATAGCCGTCTTTCTTGACTGATTTGACATCCTTGGATGGATGGTTCTCGGGAATCAAATCAAAGTCCATTCGTGAACCGCGAGGCATCGGCTCATCAGAACTCATCGCCTTGAGAAAAGTTAATACACGCTTCTTGGCATCCGCCTCAGAACCAGCAATCAACCCGCGCACATATACCTGCTTAACATCACGCAAATTAGTTTTATGAGCCTGCTTCTTGACGGACGCATTGTGTTTACGCACGAGAATCGCCAAACCATTGACGGTCTCACTGCTCACATTTGGCAAACGTTTCTTGGGTCGGGTAATCATTTTCTTTTGTACATCACGCAAACCATCAAAAGATTTCTTGCCGGTTCGCACACGCGGATTCTTCTTTGGCGACCTATCTGTTCGCAAACCCATAACCCTGTTGTAGTCAGAACCGTTAGAGCATGGCAACCAAACGGTTTTGCCGTCACTAGCCGTATATCGCCTGATTCCGATACACCCCAAGTTTCTTGCCCGTACACGAGCAGAATCAGGATTTTGAAACACATCGGGGTCAGTTGACCTACTCACACGATTAACGAAACTCTTACCCTCCATATTTGAATCAGGACAACAGTTCTCGGACTTGGCAGAAACAAGACCACCATCAGGCAAGGTTTCAATACCCGCAACACCTCGTTCCCGTAGGGGGTCAAACCGCTCAGTTGCCACACACGGCGCATAGTACTTGAGTCCACCAAAAACAATTGTCCGCACACCCTTGCACCCGCGCTTGCGGGATGCTTCCTCTGCCATTGCACGAGTCTCGTACATTTCGCCAGATTTTGATTCTGTTAGAGAAGCACGATGCTCTAACTCTGTTCTGGGAACGCGAACACTTTTTGCTGATGCTTTACGCATCTCATTGGAGCCCTTGCGAACTGAAACAAACTCATCGTGAGAGGCACATGGCATCCATGACCCGTCATGCTCATGCGCACCGCGACAACCAAGTTGACGGGCAACCATGAGCGCCTGCTCCCGAGTTACTTTGGGTTTTTCGTCGCTCATTTGCTTCCTTAGATATCTATAACCGTGTAGCCAAGTTTCTTAATGACGGCATCAATTTTGGTTTTTGCTTCACCCGAGTATTCGCCTTCTTCTGAATCGTAATAACTGAAACCCGTCGTCAAACCTTCCAAACTTTTGAAGAACTTGTTCGGTTTGGGGTTTGAATACACCTTTTTGGAAAACTCATAAAATCTTATGTCGTCTTCTTTGCTGTTTGAAAACTGACGAACACCATCCCCCACCTCAATGAAAACAATCGGCATGCCTTTGAAGTTAAGGACTTCCGATGGGGTGAACATGCGATACTTCATAAAACAATTTTATCCTTTCAGAATGATTTTGGTTATTTCTTCAGGGTCGGCGTCAATCAACCATTGCAGACGCTTATCGGTATGAGCGACCATATGGTCAGGTTTATTATCCTTAATTTTTCGTGGGTTGCCCGGTGTGCCCGCTGCTTCCATTACTTCCTTGCCGAACAGTGCAAATTGTACTTTTTCTTGACTTTCACGCAAGCGTCGCTGAACCGCAATCACTTGTTCTTTAACTTGCTGACGAGTCAATTCCCCACGTTTAACCCTTGTACGAATTCCATTAATAATATTATTTCGGGCACCAGCACCATCCACCCAATATTGTAGACCTTCTGCGTTTCCGTAGTCTTTATCTAAATCAAAGAAACCTGCTTGATGGAAAGTTAGAGACATGTCAATCGGCACAATACGCTTCAAGCCGTTTGATTCTTCAATCACGAAATAATTTCCGCCGTGTCTGTCCACATTCAAAATTGCGAAATCCAAAAGGGTCAACGCAACACCGTCCGCAACATTTACGTCAAGCAACTCAGTAAACATCGCTGGCGACTCATATGGGTCTGCCACATAGTTGGACACATGTTCAAACAGAACCGCTCGTCCTTCGCCTTGCCTATCTTGATAGGGGGAACCAACAAAACGGAAACCACCGACAGGAAAACCCATTCTTCCGGCAATATTATTCCCCAAAACTTCGGCAACATCTTCTTGTGCTCCGTGTGCGCGTCTTTTTTCGTATTTCATCAAATATTTTTTACCAGTTGTTCTATCGGTGAATACGCGCAACTCTCCGTTGATGCCGCCCCTCATGTTCCCAAGTTCGTAACGCTTGTCTGGCTTTGGTCCGAAAGGACCGCCGGGGTCCGTGTCCGTATTTGCCTCAAGTGCGCTAATGACAAAAATATCGGGCACATCTCGCAAGTCTCCACCATTTTTTAGATGTTCTGCAGCCTGTTCAGCATTACTGATTTTTGTGTTTGGTTGTACGGCTTTCCCTGCGGGAAGACCGTCATCGCCAAGGGGAGCCAGTTTGTTATCTTCTTTAATTTGTTTTCCGCCAATCTCTGCGGTCTTCACCTTCGGTGCATCTCCATCGGATTTTGGTTTATCTGCCTTGGGTGAAGTTGGCGGTTTCGGAGGAGTCGGAGTGGGAGCCCTCGGGTTTGACGGCGGAGTTTCGGGTGGCTCTGGCTTTTTCCACGGCGGGTCGTCAACGGCTTTTTGGAACATCTCGTTTTCTAAATCACGTCGCCTGATGTCTTGTTTGTTCAGAATGATTCTGCGAAGAGCACCCTCTCGTTCTCCGGCTGACCGATTTTTTTCGCGGAGAAAGTCTATGTCTTTACTTATACGTTCAGCCGCCCCACGCTTTTCTTGGTCGTTGATTGCGATACGTTCTTTAAGTTCTTCAACATCTCCCCAATTTCCGTCGCGCACTTCGTCTTCAAATCTGTCTTGAGCGTCCAAAGTGAATTCTTGTTCTTCCCAAAGACTCTTCATTCGTTGAAAGTCATCATTGTCGAGACGGTCTATGTTTCCCCTCTCAAGCAACATATTGATATTGTCAAACAAAATATCAAACGGGTCGTTGCTGTCTGTAGGTGTGCTCGGTTTCTCTGGTGTGGGGGTACTTGGCTTTTTCGGTTCAGGCTTTTTCGCTGTTGGTTTCTTGCGTTTTGGTTTCGGTTCTGGCTTGACAGACGGTTCCATCGGTTCACCAGTAGGGCGCTTCCCTGCAGTTTCTTTAGCCCTTTCTTCTGACGCTCGTCGCCTACGGGCTCGTGCAGGACGCTTTGGTTTCGGTTCAACGATTTCTTCTGAACCCGTACGGGGTGCGCCAGGTTCCTCTAACTCTCTGCGCACTCTACGACGCTCAGAGTCGCGCAAACCTTCATCGCGTGCGTCGGAATCAAAACCACCTCCGCGTACACCACCCCTACGTCGTGGTGCAGGCTTCTTTGGCGCACGAGGCTCTTTCGGTGCGTCACCACCTTCAAGTGCTTCCGCAACTCCACGCAAACCCCGCTCAATGCGACCACCCTCCTCTGCCCGACCAAGGCGTTGCAACATTCTTCGGTTACGGCGCTCAAGCCGACGTCCGCGTCGTCTATCGTCAACATTTTCCAATCGTTCACCGATGTTGGTAATAGCATTAGCGATTCTTCGTGCTACACCCCAACCGCAATTTCGTCCGAATCTGTCGGTTATCTGCCCACCATATCGCGTGCCGACTGGACATCGCCATCCGCCGCGACGACCAGTGCCAGGAATTGAGAGACCCGGGTCCCAAAGTGCTCTTACTCGTTTGACTTCATAATTGAAAGTTGTCTTGCGTGATTCTGATACGAATGCGCGTGCCTTAAACTGAATTGTTTCGCGTTTTTCGTTTGCGGAAAAGTATTTAATCGGTATATCAGAAACAGATATCTTTTCTGCAAATTTTTCTTTTGGTTTGGGTTCGCGTCGGAGAGCCTGTGCAACAAGCGTTTCGGGCATTGGACCTTCTACGGTCATCCCGCGGTCAAGAGCGACGCTTAGTTCCTGTTTTGTTATTTTTGAATTTTTGTATTCATCTCTGAAAGCGTCAACCAACCCTTTGGAATCTTCGGCGATTGCGCGAAAAGTCGTTCCAACATCCGATGTTGTGGCGACGAAGTACGGCTTGTCTTCGCGGTTTCTGACGATGAATGAAATTTTCATTTAGGTCTTTCCAATGGTCTGCCAACACCATGCAGACGGTGTTCCAATAATACCATTCACCCAAACAGGGCGTAATGTAACTATTTTTTTTGATTATTTGATTTTTTATAAGAGGGTTGCCCTTTGAGTTTCTTTAACGCATCATCAATCTCTTTTGGGGAAGCGTTTTCTTTCAAAGAAACATTGTATGGGGTCATTCCCGTTGAAAGCGCGTCTCGTGCTTTTTGGGGAGTGGAAAACACGGTCTTGACTGCGTCGCCAAACTTGGAACTATCTTCCACTACGCCAGACGAATAATGACGTTTCCACTCGTTTGTTGCGGTCACAACAACAACCTCATACAACAATGATGGCTTCTCTTCGTCGGGAGATGTTACCTGTAGGAGATACGGAAAGCCCATGTGTTTATCCTAGCCAATTAATTGAATTGTTTGATAAGGTCATCTTTGTGTCGCTTCAAATATTCTAGTCTGTCAGCGACAATACGGCGAAGAGCGTTTAAATGGTTTATTTCTGCCTGTGTAAGTTTCATGCCCGCTTTTTCCAGTTGCTCTTGAGACATAATTTGTTCAAGTTGTTTTTCCAAAACTCTTATGGTGCGGTCAACGGTTCGCACAAATCTTTCTCTGGCTGCTTGGTCTCGATGACGGAATCCTAAGCCTCTCAAACCATTAATACCGTTATTGAATACTTCGTCCCTATAGTGCGCTATGCCCCCACGCTGAATTCGTGCGCGATGATTTGCTACTTCGTCCTCCCATCGGTCTAGGCTTGGGGGTTCAGTATCGTCTGCCTCAACTTCACCCGGTATTCCGCGACCATATCCGATTAGTCCGTGGTCAATTAACCCCAAACGGGCTTTGCCGTTTTGGTCAATCGTATACATGAAGTTTCCTCCGTGTCGGTCGGCGTTTACGAACACAAAATCCAACACGGAAATTCGTGCTGCATCCTCAGGCGCTATATCGTCTGCGGTAACGTCAGGGTCATGCGGTAGTTTTTTGACATCAGCCCATTCCTGTTGGGGCACGACGCCTGCTCCGTGGTCCCAATCCATGATTCCACGCATCATCATCCATCGATGCCGCTTCCCTGTGTCCGCGTCTACTATTTCTTTCCCGATGCGCAAGTGTGCTCTGTCATTTCCTAATTGGATTGCTTCGGCGGCGCGCATCCCGATGCCCTCAAGCATCGCTCCGTGGTGACCATATACGGCTGCTTTGACAAACCAGGTTTCTCCACTCCGTTTATCTGTTACCTTAACAACATCCCAAACACCCCTACCGGCGCCGGTGGTCTTGATTAACTCAAAATTGAATCTTCTGTTTTCCATTTGACCACCCTTTTGCATGAACGCACCGAAACCCTTCGTCTGCAAATCTTCTTTGGTCGGAACATTTCTCACATTACGAATCAAGCCCATGTCTGAGCCGGAATACTTCAGTTCTTCGTTAAACAATGCGTCAACAATCACCTCGTCGGCAACATCTTCTATGGATACACCTCCTTCGTGAACAGCCTTGACAGCATCTTCATAATTTTTAATCCGTATAGACCCTGGTCTGCGAATCGGTGATGGTTCATTCGGAACTATCAAACCACTGCCGTCAAATGTTTCGGTTTGCTGTGGTGCGACCTTGTCTAGGTGAGCGTCAAATTTTTTGACCATCTTGTCAAGCGCGTTCATTTCTGCAGCGTGAACGTTTACGGAGTTCATTCTGTCTTTAAGTTCTTGCTGTTCGCGCCGAGACAATCCGTCTAGGTTCTTTCCTTCGTGTTTTTTCAATTCCAATTCCAACATTTTCTGTGCAGCCTCATACCCTTGACGCCATCTCAATGAAGCGTCGGCTATTTGATTGCGTCTCTTTCTCAACTCTTCGGGTGTCATATTCGCAATATCGTTATCGGCAAATTCCGAGTACATTCTTTCTTTAGATTTGGCAAGCGTTTTAATTCTTGCCCTAAATGCATCTCGTGTTTCTCCAGCAAGAGACCCGTCCTGCGGAATAATTTTTTCCAATGGGACTTGGTCTTCTGAACCGCCAAGAATGTTGGCTGCTTCTGTTGGGTTCGGCACTCTCATGTCTGGCACTTCTGGTGCTTTTTCCAAAAACCCGTCATCCCTCTTCTTTTGTGCCCTGGCAATGAGTTCACGCCTACGTCCAATATCCTGCTGAATTCTCGCAATAGCACCCAAAATTTCGTTTTGCCTTCGCTTGTCCAATTCTCCACCGCGGGTTGTTCGCTGGGCGCGGAGTTGTCTCATCATATTTGCCAATGTTGCTTGATGCGCAATAATTGACCTTCGTTCTTCATCCATGAATCGTTCGGCTTTTGCAACATCGGTTATATCAGCAATTCGCTTTTCGTCAAGTTCTTTGATTCGCGCCCTTGCTCCTTTTTGTCCTTCATATTCTTTGCGGATAAGATTTCTTTCCCCTTCATCCAGTTGTCGCCATCCCATACCGAGTGCTTCAATGAGTTCATCAACTGACGAGAAATTGTCGGCGTTCGCCGTATTCGCTTTTGGTGTTTTTGGTTTTTCTTTTTCTTTGTCTTGCGCAAGAATCGCGTTAAAAATCTGACCGCCTCGTGGATTCAGTTTCCCATTACGGTCATAAAACTGACCTAGGGCAGCCTCAATCTTTGCCCTATCTTCGTCACCCAAACCGTTCCCTTGCGTGTCTCTCCACCACGGGCGCTTAGGAAGATTCGGAAAATCTTTCGGTTCTCGGTCAATATCCTGCGCTATTTGCTTCACGTCGTCCAAAGCCTTTCGCACCTTGCGAACTTCGTCATCCAATTGTGTCCCCGGCATAAATGGAGGCAACGGCAAATCGCTTTGGGCATCACCTTGAGGTTTATCCGCTTCAGGTTTCTTGGGTGTCTTGGGTTTACGCGTAGGCTTGACAAAACCAGCATCACGACGACGCTTCAACTCTTGATTGACAACTTTACCGCGATTATTTATGTTGTTGCTTCCATCGTAGTAACGACCGAATCTGCGTTCTAGTTCAAACTTGTCATTACCGTCATATTTATCATCTCGCCAATACGCACTCTTTGGTAGACCGTTCTTTGGGAAACGATTATTTACATTACGGAATGAACGCTCATCTGGCTTGCTTTCGCCAGGAGCAAGTTCAAGTTCAACCATGTCTTCGTCTAGGTTTATGTCTTTGGGTGATTTGTCTTTCCCTTTAAAGCGTCTACGCTCCAATTCCCGATTGACGAACTTGCCACGATTATTGATATTGTTGTCAGCACCGTAATAGCGTCCGAATCGGCGCTCAAGTTCTGCTTTTACTTCGCCTTCGGGGAAATCTTTATCGCGCCAATAAGCAGTATCGGGTAGACCGCCTGCCGGGAAACGATTGTCTACGTTGCGGAATGAACGCTCATCTGGCACACTCTCGCCTGGTGCAAGTTCAAGTTCAACCATATCCTCGGCGAGGTCAATTCTCTCTGTCGGCTTCTTTTGCGTACCCGCAGGTACGGCTTCACCACCCGGTTTACGGGTAACACTTTCTTGCGCTCTTTGCTCGGAACCCTCTACGCGGCGTTTCCGAGGTTTACGAGGTTTTGGTTTTTCTTCCGCTTGCGGAGTGTCGCCCTCTTCTGTCCGCGGTGCACCGGGTTCTTCTATTTCTCTTCGGACACGACGACGCTCAGATTCCCTCAATCCTTCGTCACGAGCGTCAGAATCAAATGGTGGTCGTCGTGGTGGTTGTGCTGGCGCAGCCTGCGCTTCACTCTGCTGTTCGCGTTGACGCTCTTCGTTGCGCTTACGCAGACGCGCATCTTGTTTCTTGCGGTTTTCTTCGTCTCTCTTTTCCGCTTCACGACGCTTTTCAATATTGCCTTGCAGCGTCCATCTGTTGTTTTGTGGAGTGTATTCCCATTGGTCGCCTTCGTCGTCTGTCCATATGCGACGCTTTCCTTCGGGGTCTGGTGCGCCTTTGGGCTTCTTGCCTTCTCGATTTCTCAATCTCTTCTGGTAAAGACGGTCGTTTTCCAAATCTGTTTCGGAAGCAGGAACCCAGTAACCTTTTTTCTGCGGACCCTTACCTATCGCTCCCGCACCTAGGTTTGGTTCCCACTTATACGGTTTCCCGTCAACAAAAACAATTTCCCCTGGTTCTCTGCCGTCTCGTTTCGGCGGTTTGTAATCGGGTCCATAAAAGATATCTTCTAATGTTTCTCTTCTTCGTGGTCGCCGCCTTCCACCCAAATCGTCATCTAATGTTTCTCTTCTTCGTGGTCGCCGTCTCCCGCCCAAATCGTCATCTAAAGCAACTTCGTCTCCACCTTCGGGTCTTCTTCGTCTCCTCCCCGCTCCGGGTCTAGTCGGTGCCGCGCCTTCCGCATCAGGAGTTTCGGGTGTACCGCCATCAGGAAGTTCTCCGTCTTCGGGAACATCAATAAATCCGTCGCTGCCATCAAACCAACCACGGTCATCGCGTTCCCAATAGCGTCGCCCGTTCGGGTTCAAAATACCGCGCCAACCGCGACCAAGTTGCCCTGGTGGTTTACGGGGATTGATAACACGACGCCTACGAGGTGGTGTTTCGGTTTCTGGAACATCTGTTTCTGGAACATCTGTTTCTGGAACATCTGTTTCTGGAA